AGAAACCATGATGATTCCCGATCCAGAGGTTACCATAACTTCACTGATTGACAAAGCGCACGAAGCGCGTTTAGAGAAGCCCCGCGCCCACATGGGCTGCTCTACGCTAGGCCACCATTGTGAACGCTGGCTATGGCTGTCGTTTCGCTGGGCGGTGCAAGAACAATTTAAGGGCCGCATTTTGCGCTTGTTTAGGCGTGGCCAAAATGAGGAAGCCACTATTATTAGTGACTTGCGAGCCATCGGCATGAGCGTTACAGGCACGCAGCGACGGGTTAATTTTGGAAGCCATGTCAGCGGCAGCTTGGACGGCATTGGCAAGGGCGTGCCCGGTGCGCCAAAAACTGAACACGTTTTGGAGTTCAAAACCCACAGTCTCAAGTCGTTCAACGACCTTGAAAAGAATGGAGTGGGCAAGAGTAAGCCCCAGCATTTCACCCAGTGCCAAGTGTACATGCATGGCACCGATTTAAAACGCGCCTTGTATGTGGCCATTTGCAAAGATGATGACCGTATATACACCGAGCGCTTGGAGTACGACCGCGAACATGCAATAAAAGCCATTGAAAAAGGCCAGAGGTTGGCGCTCACCGACCGTTTGCCACCGCCGATCAGCACCGATTCAACATGGTTTGAGTGCAAGATATGCGCTGGGCATGACTTTTGTCACGGTAGCAAGACCACCAAAGAGGTCAATTGCCGCACCTGCGCCCACATTACACCGCTGTCTGATTCAACGTGGCACTGCGCCAAATGGGATTCCGTTGTACCGACTGCTGAGGCGCAGTATGAGGGCTGCGAAAGCCATGTATTGCACCCTGACCTTGTGCCTTGGAAGCGTCTGGAAGGCCCAAGCGATTGGGTGGCGGTCTATGAGATTGACGGCCTAGGCTTGGCTAATGGCGAGCCAGGTGAGGGCGTGTATAGCAGTAAAGAGTTGCTTGCGAATGCTGGGGCTTGCGCGAGTGGTGATCCGTTGATTGCCAAGGTTCGCAAGGAGTGGGACGGAAGGATATGTTAAGAAACTACCAACAACGCACCATAACCGAACTTTACGCATGGTTTGAAGCAGGCAACGAAGGCAACCCATGCTTGGTGTTGCCCACCGGGTCTGGCAAGTCTCATATCATTGCGGCGCTGTGCAAGGACGCGCTGCAATCATGGCCAGAAACCCGCATTCTGATGCTCACGCATGTCAAAGAGCTAATCGCCCAGAATGCTGAGAAGATGCGCCAACATTGGCCCAATGCACCGATGGGCATTTACAGCGCAGGGCTAAACCGTAAAGATTTGGGCGAGCCGATTACATTTGCAGGCATCCAATCGGTGCGAACCAAGGCCAGCCAGATTGGTCATGTTGATTTAATTATCATAGATGAGGCTCATCTGGTGAGCCACAAAGACGAAGGCGGCTACCGCAAATTGTTGGCTGATCTGCGAGCCATCAATAGCAACTTGCGAATCATTGGACTGACCGCCAGCCCGTATCGGTTGGGGCATGGTTACATCACCGATAAGCCGGCCATCTTTGATGCGCTGATTGAGCCGGTGAGCATTGAGGAGTTGATTCACAAGGGCTATCTGTCAACCCTGCGGTCCAAGTTAACCACCACCAAGTTGGAGGTGGACGGCGTACACAAGCGCGGCGGGGAATACATCGAGGCAGAGCTGCAAGCCAAAGTGGACACTAAGGACAAAAACGCTAAGGTGGTGCAAGAAATCATTGCTTTGGCTGGTGAGCGCAAATCTTGGTTGGTGTTCTGCGCGGGTGTTAACCATGCACAGCACATCAAAGAGGCGCTAATTGAGCAAAGCATTGCCGCTGAATGTGTCACGGGCGAGACACCATCAAACGAACGTGACCGCATCCTGCGGGAATTTAAAGCAGGGCGCATCCAAGCCTTGACCAATGCCAATGTACTGACCACGGGTTTTGACGCGCCAGGCATCGATCTGGTGGCTATGCTGCGCCCTACCATGTCGCCAGGTCTTTACGTACAGATGGCAGGGCGCGGCCTGCGAATAGCCGATGGAAAAACCGATTGCATGGTTTTAGATTTTGCTGGTGTAGTTGAACAGCATGGCCCGATCACCGCCGTGAGGCCACCACCAAAAAAGGGCGACAAGCAGGGCGAGGCGCCTGTAAAAGTCTGCGATCAATGCCAAGAAATCTGCCATTTGTCTGTGCGCGTCTGTCCGGCCTGTGGCGCTGAGTTTCCCGAGCCAGTCAAAGCGCCCCTAAAATTGTCAAACCTTGACATCATGGGCGTGGAGGGCGTGGACATGAATGTGACCACCTGGACATGGCGCAAGCATTTGAGCAGGGCATCAGGCAAGGAAATGCTGTCCTTGACCTACTACGGGGGGCTATCTGACCCACCAGTGACCGAATACCTGGCGGTGACGCATGACGGCTATGCAGGAGAAAAAAGCCGCCGCCTATTGGCTGAAATAGCACACAAGGCAAACGTGACGCTGGATTACGCAGCCGCCGACCTGCACGAGATGGCGCAGCAGCTCACCGAGGGCCAGCCACCAAGCGCCATTGAATTCAAACGCGAAGGTAAATTTTTCACCGTACTCAAAAGGACATGGATATGAAACACCCCGAACCCGAGATCGTGACGATCTACCGCAAGACCCTGCGAACCGAGCCACCCCGTCTATGTCACACATGCGACAATTACCAACCAGATGGCAGATGCGCTGAGTTTGACTCTGTGCCGCCAATAGAGTTCACCAACGAGCCAAGCCAGTGTGATCTATGGATAGAGGAAGTACCGTTTTGAACAGCGAACACTTAGAGCAGGTGCGCCTGGTTAGTTGGTTCCGCAAGACCTACCCAGACACCCGCATCCTTGCAATACCCAACGGGGGCATCAGAAGCGCTAGCCAAGGGGCTAATTTAAAGGCCGAAGGGGTGAGTGCAGGGGTGCCTGATTTAATGGTGCCTGCGTGGCTTTTATGGATCGAGATGAAACGCGAGAAGGGCGGCACAATCTCGCCAGCGCAGCGCGACTGGATGGCCTACCTTGAAAGCATAGGCCACCAGGTCATAGTGGGTCGGGGTTTTGATGATGCAAAGGCGCAGGTCATAAAAAAAGCCCCATTCGGGGCTTAAAGATCAAGCAAGACAGCCAGCAAAGCCGCCAGCAATAGGCTAATTAGAACGAGCATCAGCGCGGCCTCGTTCAATCAGCGTGCGCGCATACGTTTGATCTTCTGGGCGTTCGCTGGACAGCATGGCGCGAATCTTATAAGCAATGGCCTGCGCCTTGTCTGAGCCTTGCGCCCTTTCAAACGCTGCACCGGCATTGATGTAGTCAGATTCTGAATGATTCATGGCAACACTCTCGCACAGATCATTTTTACTTGGTTGACGCTGTAAATATCATGATTATTAATGCCATCATAAATATAGGTCAAAGCCTCAAGGTAGAAGTTTAATTCTTCTTGGAGGTCATTAACTTGTTTTTGTAGTTCTGGCACCGTAATGGCTGGCGGCGCGAATGGTGCGAGAGCTTGGGCTATTGCGGGGTGCATAATATTTACCTTTAGAATTGCTGATAAATGAAGCCTGAATTAGTTTCGCCAACAACAGAAGTGTTGTCGGATAGATAATCCATTATTACTTCAGACATTTTATCTTCGTGAACACCATTTAAATCAATGTCATACATTTATGCAATTTCAGCGTAACTGGCCTCGCTGTATTCGCAGCAAAGCGCAATGACATCCAGGTCATAATCTGGGTCGATCTCCTCCAGATAGTCAAATAGCAAGCCGAGTCCCTCATAACTGAATTGATCACCGCGTCCAGCTTGTTTAAACTGGTCACGGAATTGGGAGGCGTGGTCGATTGTGATGTACATGGTGTTTTCCATTAAATTAAATAATCGTTTTCAACGGCGCGCCGTGAACCTAATAAATACCAGCCAGTCACAATACTATTTGGCATTTTCCCGTATACGTGGACATCGCCTTGGCGCGTCAACCTATAGCAGCACGCGCCATAGTCCCGGCGCAGTAATTCACGCAGCATGCGTGTGCGCTGATTAGCGTAATAATTTGATAATTTATTGTAAGTCATGGTAATCCTTAAAAAGTCAAAATATCAAAATAGGCCAAAGCCAGCACTGTCAGGGCGACAGAGTAGGCCAGAACTGCAAGTATGTCCATTGCAGCAGCGCGGCGTTTTTCGAGGGCTTCCTGGCTGGGTGAGTAGGTATAGCGGTGCATGGTTTATGCTCCAGAATTATGGTTTTTCAACCACTGAATGCAATTTTCTTCAGTGTCAATAAACAAGGGCTTGACGTTTCCCATGGGCGGGACAGGGCGCATAATCAATTTATCGTAAAAAATTGACCAAATAATTTCATACATTTTTCAATTCTCCTGAGTTATAGCCTGCAAAATACAGACCCCTAAGCTCACGGCATGAGCTTAGAGAGTGCATTTAAATACCAGCCTTCAAAATCTTATCGGCAGCACCAAATATGCGCTGGGCTGACTTGTCGCTGATTTCGCCGCCGGATAACCAGCCTTGGATGTAGCCCCGTGATTCAATCAGACCGGGCAGGCCAAGCACTGAACATAAAATATAAGCCACTGACTCAGCTTCT